CGGTCAGCAGAACCGCTTCAATTTTCGCAATCATAAAATGTCCTTATATAAAAAAGTTGGCGGTGATTTTGCAACCGCCACCTCGGGGATACGATCCCTCCGGCTTAACTGCTTACGCTATCCTTTAAAAAACCGAGGGGTTGCTCGCCTCGGGGGATGCGTTAAGCGCTTTGCTTTTTCGCCATGATAGCAGCAGCGATTTCATTCGCTTCTGCGCCATAAGTCACAACCTTGCTCGGTTTGCGGTTTGCTTTGAGCGCCTTAACGCCTACTGGCGCTGCCTGTTTAGCAAGCAATTTAGCAAGGCGTGCTTCTGCTCTCGCAATTGCCTGCTCACGCTTGGTCACAACAGCATGGCGCTTCGCTTCAGCGTTGAGCATTCTTGCAAATTTTCTCTCGGTGATATCTTGCTTAATAGATATTTTCAAAGCGGCGAGGGTTTCACGCTTTTGGTTGAGTGTAAGACCCTGAATAGAAGCACAAGCGAATGTAAACATACTTTTTTCCTTTGTTTGTTTGTTTGTAAGAGATAATTATAACCGATATTTGCCGTTTTGGCAACCTAGTACTTTAGTTCTCCAGCAACCTTTACGGTTACTGGTCAACCTTAAGCGCTCAGGCGTGCTCTGAAAAGCTCACCAAGCGTTGGTTTCGGCGTACCCATGCGAGCTCTGAAAAGCTCACCGAGAGTTGGTTTCAACCCTAAGCGCTTGCGAAGCAGAGCACCTAAGGTTTTTTTGCTTTTGGTTTTTGTCATTTTGTTTCCCTTTGTTTGTTTGTATGGATGAATTATAGGGTATTTCACAGGTTTTGGCAACTGTAAACTTTAGTTCTCCAGGAGGCATTGTGTGAACTTTTTTCTTATATTGCCAAACGGAGCGGAACCTGTATAATGGTACCTATTCGAAAGCGACTGGGGTGCACACGGATCCTGCGTATTATTTGATCCGAAAACAAAAGGTTTAAACCCTCTCTGGCAATGAATACTTTTGTTTCTCGGTCACCCACAATGAGTCATTTTGTTTTCATCCTGTGTGGTTTTGAATACTTTGGAAGTAATCCGGCATCTGACCTACAAACTAAGACTTTGGTACTACACTATACTGGCGACAAGTTGTGCGACTTATCCACAAGTTATCCACAGCCTTATACACAGCATACTCACAGAGTTATCCACAGCATTTTTTTGCAATTCGGATTATACTTGACCGGTCTGCTGTAATACTATTTGGTTACTTGCCATTTCTTTGGTTTCATGTATAATTGTCTTTTAATTAGAACAGAAGAAAGTAATACAATATGATTAACTATCAATATGTGAATGATTTAGTAGTAAGTTTATCTGAAAGTCAAATTGTAATACAAAAGTATACATTATACTCTGAAGTGTTTGTTAATACTTTATACTTACAATCTGATAGTGATGTAATACTATATTGTACCCCTTGTTATACTGAAAACAATAGTATTCAATTTGAAGTGTATAATGAAGAAGATAATACTCATTTCTTTAAAAATGTAGACTTTCCACTTACATATGATATTGAAGTAGATAAAAAGAACTACATTTCTATCGTATCTGAGTTTTTGAATACTTTTGATGTAAATGAGTTAGAATATGAGTAATATAGTCTTACGGGTAAAATTGTGAGAACTATTGACTTATATTGACAATTCTAGGATTTTGTGTATAATGGTTGTTTTAAGAGTGAGGTAAAAGTTGGAAAAAGAAAAAATGTATACTTTAGTATTCAGCGAGTCAGAATTAGAACTAATTTATGACCAATTGAATATAGTAGAACTTTATGATGATACTGATGAAAATATTGAATTGGTTAGTTCTATCAATAATAAAATCTATGGGGTTGTGCCTGATGAAATTACAGGTCATTTTTAAGGAGTAAAAAATGTTATCTATTGACTTAATGAAATCTCTTAATGAGTTGGAAGAGCGGGTTTATTCTGATGGATATACTGCTGAGGTAGTAAGTTTAGGCAAGTATATTACTGCTTTAGGTTACGGTCTTGAGGTAGAAGGTGTATTTTGTATGTATGACGAAGCAATGTATTATGTTCAATGTAGCGAATTTGACTAATAGGTTGGTATTAGGTTAGTAATAACTGACTTAATACTTTAGTTCTCAAGCAGGTAAGTCGAGAACTAAAGCATTAGGTTGCCAAATTAGGTAAAGTCTGGTATAATTGTTTTTTTAAGTGAGAGGTAAAGTAAAATGCGTGATATGATAGAAGAAATGGTGGACGAATTGCTCGATATGGATGGAACTGTAGAAATTGCAGGTTCTGTATTTTCTCGCTCTGCTATTTTGCGTGAGTTAGACGCCACCGCATATCGTATGCTTTGCAATGATACTGCTGATGCACTTATCGAAGATTTGAAAAGTGAGTTAGATTATCTTGGTGAAGATGGCGATTTTGACGAGGTGCAAGATTTAAAGGATCGTATAAATGAATTGGAGAATATTTAATGGGTAATAATGTATTGTATTTTGAGACCCGTTCACGGGCAATGGGTTTTGCTATCGATTTGGTTAATTCTATACAAGATACGGAATTATCTGATGAAGATAAAAACGAGATTTTGATGGATATTGTTGAATTTGTCAACGAATCACAACCAAACTAAGGTAAAAATATGGATAAATTGAGTGTATTTGAGCGTGGTAATGAATTTGAAGGTTTGGTTCAATCTGCTTTGTTTCAAGTTGTGTCGGATGTCAAGGCAGGTGATTTGGCAGCGATTGAAGAATTGCTCCGATTTGTGCCTGCCGAGATATTACAAGGTTTCTTATCTGAGGTAGATTAGTCTAATTAGATAGTATTTACTAACCTGAATGCTATCTTGTGAGGTTGATTTTTTTTCACAAACGAAAGGTAAAGTATGCCAAATTGGTGCAATAACTATGTGGAGCTGGAACACAACGACCCAGTAATGATTTCCCGTGCTGCAGAAGCATTAGGTAAAGGTGAGTTATTGAAGGAATTCATTCCCGTGCCTGCTGACTTGCAAATTGATGCAGGTAATGTAGGTGAAAAAGGTTCGCCTGAGCAGGTAGCACATGAGTTGCAAGTTGAGCAAAATATCGCCAAACACGGTTATGCTGATTGGTACTCGTTTTGCACAAGTGAGTGGGGCACAAAATGGGACTTAGGTGGTGATGGTACAGAAGCATCGGTTGACGAATCAGGTAAGAAAATGACATTTTCTGTTGATTCTGCTTGGTCGCCGCCTATTGGTGCCTATCAAAAACTGGAAGAATTAGGTTTTACAGTTAATGCGTATTATTACGAACCTGGCATGGGTTATGCTGGTACATATTCTGATGGTTTTGATAATGAGTATAATTTCTCAGATATGACCTCTGAGGAAGTTGCAGATACGATTCCTGGTGATTTGGATGAAATGTTCAATATCTCTGCTAATATAGCAGAATGGGAAGAGGAAAACGAAGAAATCGACTTGGACGGCGGTCTGAGTGCTACAAACGAGTAATGTAATTAGATAGTATTCCAGTTAAAAATGTGAATACTATCGTGTTAGGTTGCCACTTTGAGTAAAATCTGGTATAATTGAGTCTTACAAACAAACAAAAGGAAAAGATATGGGAAAGATGAAAGAAGTTCGATCGGTTATTGAAGATATGTTGAGCAATGGTTTCTACACCTACGAAGCGATTGCTGTGCATTTGTTTGCTCAATATCGTATTGACCATGACTACGCAATGGAATTGATTAAAACGGTCATTGACCAATGGGACGCTGAAGAAATTCAGATGGAAATTGATTTTGAAAGTAAAGCAAATGCTTGATTATGGTATGTTTACAGAGCATGGCAATAATGCCATTCGCTTGTTGATACAAAATGCTCAGGTACACAATTTGACTTGGTTAGATGTGTATCGTGAGTTGCAAGAATTGAGTAATCGTGAAGGTTACGAGGAAGCAATGGATACTGCCGTGCGTGAGGTAGTGTATGATGCATTATGTTACAAGGATGAATTTTACAATGTATAATGATGACCGCCTGTATTTGATTCAATATCTTGACCCACACGGTGAACAGCATACAGAAGAATATCTGGCTGAAGATGCTGAAGAAGCAATTTCAATGCTCGAGCGTGGTTGGCTCCCGTCCGCTAAATTGACGATTATTGATGTTTTTATGAAAATCAATGGTTCATGGAATTCTGAGATAGACTATGACGGTCAACCTGATGAATATACAGAATGGATGGATTATGACCCAGACTGTTAATTTAGAATTGTTGACATGGTTGAAAATCTATAAGTATCAATCATATGGTAGACACTCATGGTTTCATGGTGTGCCTGCTTCGTTGCGTGATGAAGTATTGAGTTATTTCAAAAGCATTGATGTTAAGGTAAAGTTGAGGTATCGTGGTCCTCGTGCGCACCGCAATTATCGCTCATCAAATAGTAGGCAAACAACCTGCCTGCGTGAAGATGCTACAAGTTTTGCTATTTACAAGGATTGATTATGAAGAAAATTAAGTTGCCGTTTGATTGTATGATTCTGGATTCTGAACCTGTCAAGGTAAGTAATCCATTTTCTGGTGAATCTTGTACCTTGACGCCTGAAGCGGTTGCTGTATACGATTCAATTATGGGTTGCCAAATAGTTGGTGATTATAAGCGTATGCAAAAAGGTTTAGATTGGTTTCGTAGGTATTTCCCTGCTGAATATATGACTTTATTGGATTAATATGACAAATTCGGAGTTGGTTGATAGATTACAACAAGCACAGGCGTTGCTTGCTGATGTATATCATTGGGCGAATACGCCTATGACAAATGGTTTACAGGTTTCGCCATTAAAGACTAATGCGGAAATTGCCTCGCTCTTGAGCACGGCTGATTCTGCTATTGATGCAGCATTGGATGAATTGGATTATTATTCATGAATAAAATTGTAAATGAATTATTCAACCGTGCAGGTGGTTGGACGGAAGTGTGTGATGTATCAGGCGAAGAAATTCTAACCTATAACGAGCACTTGGATCCTGAGAAATTCGCTAAGTTGATTATTCAAGAATGTGCTATTATTGCAACAATCAACCAACATCAATTCAATGATTCTGGTAGTTATATTTTAAAACATTTTGGAGTTGAAGAATGAAGATTCGTGCGATTGTAAATCGTGTCAGTTTCTATACAACTAGAGCGGACATTAAAAAGAAAAGAGTTGGTGATTTTATGTTACAGAATGATGCCTTATTCTATGCTCATTATTTAATGGGAAAATCGGATGGTATTAGCACAACTGTAAAATATTATGACCATAAAATGGTTCAACACACATACAATATTCAACTGAGTATTGTTTAATTTTGGAGATTATATGAAAACTCTTTGGGAAGCAAAGATTAGTGAATATTTGGCAGCACAGGCATTACAAAAACTTAAAGGAAATGTATGAAAGATTTGAATTGGATGTATATGCTTGATATATTGTCAGGCGAAAAGTTCAGTAATTTTGGTTTACAGAAAATGGCAGAAATCAATATTGGCAAAGTGACACAATCACGCCAATATACATTATTGACCAATCGTTTGTATACGCCAACTGTTATGGAACGCTTTGCGGCAAAGTAATACTTTTGATGTATATTGCCATTATAGACAAAATAGTGTATAATTGTCTATATTGAGAAACATTTTGCAACTGGAAACTATATGATAGAATTTAAAACTGATACGCCCACCAAGTCTGCGTTATACTTAGTCGACCGTGGTATGCAAGGAAAAGCATATCGTTACTATAATGCCGACATTGATAAATGGGGTATGTGTGGTTATGATTTTAATGAAGCACTAGAAGGCAAAGATAATCACAACACATTTGAAACTGTTGGTGTATTTCCTTGGGTGGGTCCCCTTACAGGACCCAATCTCAAACTGGATCGACCTGTGCATATGGTTCAAATTGAAGAACCAGAATCTACCAAACCAAAGAAGCAGAGCAAACGCCTTGCTAAACAGACAGGATCGAAATTGGTCGTTAGTAATACTAAAGTAGTAACAAAAAGTAATACTAAAGTTCTCAAATCTGCCAAGTCTAGTAGTACCAAAGTTGTACATACAGATGGCACCGTGTTCTACCGTGCTGACCGTCAGAAATGGGTTGCTGTTATGAATGGCAAGCAAGAAGCGGCACGACCAACATCCGATGCGTGTTTAGTATTCTTGAAGAAAAAATATAATGTCGTTGGCGTTGTATTGAAATGATTGTATTTGATGTTATATTTGCTGGCATATTGTTGGCAGCGTCCCGTGATTTCTTTGAGAGAGATTGGAACATTTCAGGATGGATTGCTTTGTTCTGTTCTGCTTTTGAAACATCATTGATTTTTTTAAAACTATTTTAGGAGTAAAATATGGGTTTAGATATGTATGCATACCGTGTCAAAGCGGAAGATGTGATTGATGACTTTACTGTGCGTGAAGAAACTGATGGTCGTAAAGAAAAGTTGGAAGAATTGGCATATTGGCGTAAGCACCACGACCTACACGGATGGATGGAACGCCTGTATCGTTCAAAAGGCGGCACCAAAGAATCATTTAATTGTATACCATTACGATTATCAATGGCTGATTTGGTTTGTTTAGAACATGATGTTTTGACTAATCGATTACCGGAAACAACTGGTTCTTTCTTTGGTAATAATCCACCTGATGAATATTCACGGGAACAGGATATGGCATTCATTATGAAAGCAAAGATTTCTATTGCTGACGGTGCCGCTATATACTACGATTCGTGGTGGTAATATGGGTGAAAAAGACTTTGTGACCGGCTGGGTGTTGGCATTGAGAGCAAATGCAAATGCCAATTATCTACTTGAATCACAAAATGATATTACCGATGCCATTGAACAAGCACGGTCAGCATATCATATGATTGAAGATTCTTATACTGAATATCACAACGATAAAAACGACCAATGATTACCACACTAACTGAAGATGAAAGCAAAGAAATCCGTATGGCGGCAGCAATGAATACAAAACCAATTGCTGGCAAAACTATGGGAGAATGTTTTCAGTTGACCTTGATAGAAATGGTTCTTGAGAAAATAAGGGAAAAGAATGGTATCACCGATTGAAATTGTATTGGTTGCTGTAATGGCAGCAAAGAACCCATTTAATGGTGTATATGAAATATTCTATGAACCATTAGATTATTACAAATCTATCTCTGAATGTAATAAAGAACAAGCACGATTGACCAAAAAGAATGGAAAAGGTGTTCGTTATGTTTGTTTGCCTGTTGATAAGGATTGATTATGAGTTTATGGCGTAAGAGACAAAAACCAAAACCCGTGGATACGGATGACAATAATACTTGACCGGAGAAACTGAGAACTATAGTATTAGGTTGCCATTTGTGCCAAAACCTTGTATAATTGCCTCTATTGATTGATAAGGAGTGATTGATGATTGAAGTGAAATTTGTTGGTGGTAAATATGTTGCCGTTATCAACGGAAAGACTGTTAAACGCTCTAAAAAAGAGCATATGGACTATGTGGTTCGTAAGGCAGAAGGATCGACCTCCGATGCGGTGGTCGCTCAGGAATCACGGTTCAGTATCAATGAACGATTCGGTTTCGTATCTGATATGGTGACAATGTTGGCAAACGGTGCACAAGCATCCGTGGTTGTCACGGGACCTGGCGGTCTCGGCAAGTCCTTTACTGTTAACCAAACACTCACAGCAAATGGTTTCAAAGATGTTTCCACATTGGAAGATTTTGCAGTTGGTGCAGTTATCAAAACCAATAAAGCATTCCGTGTTATCAAAGGTTACTCTACACCAAAAGGTTTGTATCGTACCTTGTATGAAAACCGTGATGGTGTGATTGTATTTGATGACTGCGATTCCGTATTGAAAGATCCTGTATCGTTGAACCTACTCAAAGGTGCGCTTGATTCATATTCACGCCGTATCATATCATGGAGAGCAGATATCAAAGATGAAGATTTGCCAACAACCTTTGAATTCAAAGGTCGTATTGTGTTTATCTCCAATCTGGCATCTACACAAATTGACCAAGCGATTATCACACGGTCAATGGCAGTTGATTTGTCCATGACTCGTAAACAAAAGATTGAACGTATGCATCACCTGTTAAATTCAGGTGAGTTTATGCCAGAGTTTGACAAGGTAACAAAGAATGATGCTATGTCATTGATTGACAAGTTACAAGACAAGGTTAAAGAGTTATCACTCCGTACCTTGATTCAGGTAACTAAAATCCGTAAGAGCGCAGGTAGCAATTGGTCTAATCTTGCTGAGTATACAATTTGTGGTTGATTGAGGTAAAATATGTTTGAGTTAATATTTACAATGATGGTTATAAACAAAACAGGAATTCCTGGTTTTAATGTTGAACACATTGCAAGGTTTCAAGCATTAGAAGATTGTATGAAATCCAAAGTGGTGTTGCAAGAATATATGGATAAACTGTCTACACAAGGCAAGGCATTTCCTGGTGTTTTTGAATGTAGGAAGTTATGATAGATTTTGAAAAATTTGAAAAATTGATTGATGACCCATTTACATATATTGGAATTGTATTGTTGGCAGGTGTGATTGGTTTTGGTGTAGCATTTTTAATTGGAATGATATGAAGATTTACATTGGTTCGTATTGGGTAGATTTCCCAATGTCCGAATATGGTGGTATGTGGGCTGTTGTTGCCAAAGATGAAGAAGATTTGTTTAAGGTTCTAAAAGAATCACAATCTGATTTCTTTGGTGATGAATTAGATGATGATATTTGGCAGGCAATTAAAAATGCCAAGTCCTACAGGTTAGATTCAGGTACAGGACCTGATTACTGCACACCTCATGTGGTAAAGTTCTTTTATACCTAAAAAAGTGCTTGCCAATATTGTGGTATTCATTTATAATATCGGTGTAGCTCCAATGATGAATTATCTTATATTATCCGGAGTTAGATAATTATGTTGAGTAAAATATTTGCCAAAGAAGAAAAAAGAAAAACCATCATACACTGGATTGTATGTGTGGTATTGTTATTGTTGTTATTGAATCATTTGATATATGAATAGTAATTTAAAACGGTTGGCATCCGCATTGGCATTGTATGTTGATGGTGGCCAAGGTAAGGTAAATTATACATTCACCAAAGAATCATTGGAAGTTTATACCAATGAGGTGGCAAGTATGTGTGTTACTATTGCCGAACTATATGCCGAGCCTGACGGTACAAGCCGTGATGCAATGGCGATATCTAAAGCAATTAAAAATAGATTTGGTTTATGAACATAAAAATACCAAACACCAATCAGATACCACCGATTGATACATCGGCTATGAATAACCTTAGAAAAGTTAAGGCTGAACATTTGCACAGATTACATCAAGAAAAGTTAAATGAATTCTACAAGGTTAAGAAGCAAGACTTTGAAACCAATCGTGCTCATCTAAATGATTTTGATTATAAAAAAGATATTGATGAGGTAAACAGATACCTAAATGTTAAAAGAAATGTGGAATATGGATTGTATCAATACTCCAAACATTTGGGTAAACATATAGATGTGGTTGTATAATGTTTATATTTGATGTTGAAACACTAGGTAAGAGATCCAATTCGGTGATTCTATCGATGGCTGCTATTCATTTTGATCCTGATACCAAACCATCACCACAAGAACTGCGTGAAGATGTTTTCTTTGCCAAGTTTAGTGTGATTGAACAGGTAAAAGAATATGGTCGTGAGATGAACCAATCAACTATGGATTGGTGGAATAAACAATGCCGCAATGTTCGAGTTGCATCATTCTTACCAAGTAAGGTAGATTGTTCCTTTGTTGATGGTTACGAATCTATGCGTAAGTGGGCTGCATCAAAAAATGATACCAAGTGTTGGGTATGGGCTCGAGGTAATCTTGACCAATTGGTAATGGATGACATTGAAGAACAATTAGAATTAGAACCAATTTGGCCATATGCCAGATGGCGTGATGTAAGAACTGCTGTGGATTTTCTATACAATACAACCAATGGTTATGTTGATGTAGATTATCCAGGTTTCGATTCAAGAAATCATATCACTAAACACAATCCAATTGACGATTGTGTATTGGATGCAATGATGATGATGTATGGAGTTAAAAAATGAATGAGCAAATTCGAGAACTTGCTGAACAGGCTGGCTTCGATGATAGAGGCAGTAATCATACTGCTTATATGAATTTTGACCACGAAAAGTTCGCCGAGTTGATTGTGTTGGAGTGTATGCATGAATGCCTGCGCATGCAATTAGGTAATCAGTATACACCAGAGGAAATGTTATTTCAAACCAAGTATCGTAAGATTATCAAAAAACATTTTGGAGTTGAGGAATAAATATAGAAGTGTTAACACAACATATAAACAAAGGAGAACGCTATGAAAACATTTATAAACTATATCAAATCGGAAGGTGTGGAGGAGTCCTCATTAGATGAAGAATTCAATCCAGAAATTGCCAAGATGGCGCATGATGATGGTCATGTCAAGGGAGTAAGCCTTGCTGACGGTGCCACGCTGAAACGAGCAACAGCAATTAACCACTGGCACGACCAACACGGCGGTATGTATAAAAAACACTTTCATAAAGGTTTCAAAGCAGGTCGTATGGATAAAATCAACCACGCTAATAAACAATACAATCTCAACTTGAAGTTGCACAAAGACGGCAGCATTATACGCAATGAGAAAGAGAAATGAACGAACAAATTAAACAACTTTGGGAAGAGGCTGCTAAAACAACTCAAAGTGATTCTTGGGAAGAGCAGACAAAGTTTATGGAACGGTTCGCTGAGTTGATTGTGAGGGAATGTGTTGATGTTGCAATAGATAATGGATGTGGAGATTTTGTTGATATTAACCAATTGTTATTAAAGCATTTCGGATATGAATAGAGGTTTCATTGTGATTTGTACTGAGTGTTCTGAAGAGCATAGTACGGAAGATATTGAATTTTGTAATGTCGAAGAGGACATACAAGGTCGTGATATTATGTACTTTATATGTCCTGTAACTAAATTGGAAGCCAGAAGTCTGGTTTATGCGGAATGAAATACATATTAATCATACTTGCACTCATATTTGGATTTGTGGCCGCACAAACTGTTAACCTGCAAAAAACTATAGGATGTATTAGCACAGAGATAATGCTAAAAGGACTAAGTGGTAGTGATTACAAAGAAAAACCCATATGGATGGGTATAGAATCTGATGCCCCAATGTCAAAGTATAGTCTGTTTGTGAATGATGACACCAAAACATGGACATTGATTCAGTTTGATGAGAAAATAGCATGTGTGCTGGGTACTGGTGGATTCAGCACTTACATATTTACAGGACCCAAGATATGAACAAACGAATTAAAGAATTGGCTCTACAATGTGGTGCGTGGCACCAAGTGTACGACAACAAACAATTTATGATTAACGGTAAATTTAATGTGGAGAAATTCACCGAGTTGGTTATCAAGGAATGTATTGAGGTTGTAAAACCTACGCAACACCATGAGGCATGGGCACCAAGTTATCTCGGTGGTGTGGATGGATTGGAACTGTTGGATGGTAAAATTAAAATCATCAAAACACATTTTGGAATTGAGAACTAAAGTGATACTTGCCAACCACTCTAGGTTATGTTATAATTGACATACAAATGAAAGGAATTTTGTTATGATGCCAGCAGGCAAATACTATGTCGGTGACTTATGTTATGTAATGACCGATGAAGAATGGGACGAAGTGTGTGGTTTACTATTTGAAGGCAGAAGTGACCATGGATGTAATGAAGGTGAATTCACATTGAAAGATGGCCGCCGATTCGTAACATACAATACCAAATATGGTGATGGTCGATATGAATCAAATATGTGGACTGACCATTCAGTTGATTCTGGTGGTATTGGTTGTATTAGATTAGAAGATATCCGCAGAGGTGATACCTTTGATGATATAAAAAGTTTTGGTGCTGTTATGAATTTCCCAGTTGATTTTGCAACAGGCAAAGAAGATGGTGTGATACAGTTTGACCGTGTGATGATTGATACTAATTAAGGATATATTATGAGTTTAAATAAAAATCAAGTTGCTTTCGTTAAAGCAGCAGAGCGTTTGTATGGTGTAGGTTCAGTATTGAGCCGTGATAACATTCAGCATGTTGCACGTGAAGAAGATATGTCCTTTCCATTTTGGTTTGTAACCAAATCTGAATATCGTTCAGGTCGTGGCCAATACCAATTACCTGATATTGGCACCAAGCCAGTAGTTAAACAAGATGAGCCTGAATTAGAAATGGCCTTATCTGCACAAGTGCTGTCCTTCAAACAACCAAAGTTGATTGATGATTCAGATGTTTCAATCCCTTTAAAATATCCCGATTATGTTCCTTTTGGCTTCTTTAAAGACCTTAATAATATTATTAAGTCTGCTCAATTTTATCCTGTTTTTATCACAGGTCTATCTGGTAACGGGAAAACCCTCATGGTGGAGCAAGTCTGCGCTGAACTTAAGCGGGAGTGTATCCGTGTCAACGTGTCTATCGAAACGGACGAAACTGACTTACTTGGTGGTCCTACTCTTATCAATGGTAATGTGGTCAATCGTGATGGTCCTGTTATTATTGCAATGAAGCGTGGCGCCATTCTATTGATTGACGAAGTTGACCGTGGTTCTAATAAACTAATGTGTCTACAAGGTATCTTAGAAGGCAAACCACACTTCAATAAGAAATCTGGTGAGTTGGTTCATCCAAAGAATGGTTTCAATGTGATTGCAACTGCAAACACTAAAGGCAAAGGTTCAGAAGAAGGCCGTTATCTATCACAAATACTTGATGATGCTTTCTTAGAAAGATTCCCTGTCACCGTTGAACAGGAATATCCTGATGCCAAGACAGAGAAAAAGATTCTTACACCATTGATTGCCGATGCTGAGTTTGTTGAGAACCTATGCCAATGGGCTGATGTGGTTCGTAAATCGTTTGAACAAGGTGCTGTTGATGAGATTATCTCTACACGCCGATTGGTTCATATTGCACAGGCATTCAAAATCTTTGGTGATAAAATGAAAGCAATTGAACTTTGTGTGTCTCGCTTTGATACTGAGACCAAGACAGCATTCTTGGATTTGTATTCTAAAGTGGATGATAAAGTGGAATCTCCACAACAAGCACCAGCAACAACGGATGACCCGTTCTAAAATCCTACACAGGTATGGTTGCCAACATGCCATATTTGTGTTATAATCCATATGTTGGTATTTTATTATTAAATTTTGAAAGGACATTATATGTCAAACACAATTCGTAAAGGCAAACCAAATCGCCATGAAAAAATCACAGTAACCTTGCTTTCAGGCAAACCAGTATCTCCAGATGAAATCAAATCTGTATTTGCTGGCACAGACCAAGAATCGGTTCTGTATCGGTTATCAACAAACATTTACAATATCCGTAAAGACGGTGGTATCGTGAAAGTTCTCAAAGAAGGTCGTAAGGTCAAAGCATATCAATTGGTTAACCACACCGAGTTTGATGCTAACGGCCGTTATGTTGGCAAGCAAACTGTTTCTACAGAGAAAACAACTGTTGCTCCTACAGAAACAGTAACGGCATAATATGGAAAAAATTGCACCAATTGTAGGTTTACTCGGCATTGTTATTCTACTCAGCTTCTTGTTGAGTTGGCCAGTAATGATTCTTTGGAACAGTTGCTTAGTTGGTGCTGTTGCAGGCATTAATCAAATTGAATGGATACAGGCATGGGGTATTAACCTATTGACTGGTTTTTTATTCAAGAATACTGTGACCACCAAATGAATGATTTCGACCGTGACAATCTTGAATTCTTCTTACACGGAGATGAAAAAGAATTTGAGGAATGGATGGAACAGGCATCATCTGAAGATTTGGATTATGCATTGAAATTGATTCGTATTGCAAAGGCAGAGGTGCTTCAGCAACACTATGAATTTATTGATGCTGTTCCATTCCTAGACGATGCCAAAAAACTTTTGAAACAATTTACCAAAAGGTAATTATATTATGAAACCCGTGTATTTAATTCTGCCATTACTCCTGTTGACAGGTTGTCATGGTCTATCTAAAATTCCATCTGTTATCGTGTTGCCTGGTGGTGATAAGATAAAACAAATGGATAGGACCGAGGTAATCATGGCAGCCCGTGAGTGTGTGAATGCTCGTATGAAACCAATCATACAAAGAGTACCACAACCAACGGATCACGGTACTATCATTGTGCCTGTCGCTGTGCAATGTGATGTTTATGAAGCAACTTTTAAGTAAGGATTAGTATGTCTCCCGCAATGTCTGCTCTCTCGAGCGTAGGTATTACACATTCAATGTTATTACTTGGTGTGCTGTTTGTTATCGTAGCAGTTGTACTTGGTATGTATTGGCACATTATTGTTCCAGGTGCAGTTATGTTGACTGTTGCATTTCTATTCATTGAAACATCAACTGTTGCTAAGGTAGAAGAACCTACCAAGATTGAGGTAACTAAGGTTGAACCTGTTGATGAAGATAAATTGGCATTCATGGAAGATTGCGTGGTGGTTGCTGACTACCCTAAAGCAAAGTGTGAGAAACTATGGGCTGAACGCCTAGCAGCAGAAAAAGAATTGGTTAATGAAGCCAAATTGTCAGATGTTAGTTATAAACGGCAAAATCGCCAAATTAAATATCATTAAGGAGAAGTTATGATGTTAAAGTTATATCGTGGATTGGTTGATATCTTTATCAAGCAATCGTTAGTTCAGGAACAAGAATTTGTTAAACATGTGCGTAGTGATACGCCTGCTGTTGCTGAAGAAGGCACAATTGGCACTAGAGGATTTTGGAATCTAATGCTTGAGATTGTATTTGTATTGTTTACTAAAACAGTATTCTTATTTGGTTTGATTACTGTTGGACTGTTGGCAATCATTTCATTCCCTTTGTATGGAATATGGCAAGGTATTATGATGATGATTAATCACCGTGCAGCATTTGAACCTGTTATGTTGGAAGAACCAGTTAAACAAGAACCTAAATTAGACAAAAAGTAATCGTTGTATAAAAACAACAAACCACTTGACATGTATACCTGTTTGTGATATAATACTACTATGAAAATCGCTCTCTGCTCTGACCTACATTTAGAATTTGGCGCAATTTCTCTACAAAATACAGAGAATGCCGAAGTATTAATCTTGTCCGGTGATATTCTTGTTGCTGTTGATTTGAATGAACTTGGTGATGCTACCGGTCTTATAGTGAATGGTAAAAATAAATCTGAACAGTATCACAAATTCTTCCAAGAATGTTCTGAGCGTTTCCCTAATGTTATCTACATCATGGGTAACCATGAATACTATCATGGTGATTTTGCAACAGGTTTGGATATCATTCGTGAACGCCTGAGTTACTTGGAAAATGTGTTTATCATGGAACGCCAGACTATGGTCATTGAAGATGTTACCTTTATTGCAGGTACATTGTGGACTGATATGAACAAGGAAGACCCACAAACATTGTTTGGTATCAAAGGTTACATGAATGATTATCGTATCATCAAAGATAGCCGTACCAATACAGAAACAGAAATCTGGATGTTTAATGAAAACAATGAACCATATACAGGTAAACAAAAATTGCCAAGTAAGTGGTCACCAGAAGCATCGGTTGTTGAACACAAACTAATGTTGGATACAATCAAGGCAACTGTTGAGTCTAATGCCAGCAATAAATATGTTGTCATTGGTCATCATGCTCCGAGTAAACTAAGTACCAAACCAAAATATCAAAAAGATGTTATGGTAAACGGTGCTTACAGTTCTGAGTTGTCGGAATTTATTCTGGATCATCCACAGATTAAAGTATGGACACACGGACACACACATGAAGTGTTTGATTACATGATTGGTGGTACTCGTATTCTATGTAATCCAAGAGGTTATGATGCGTATGAAGACCGTGCGGATCAATTTGAGTTATGTTTTTTTGAGGTGTAATATGGAAAAGAAATTATTTGTTGTTGATGTTGTCTCTTCATTTCGCATGCGTTATGTTGTAGAAGCTAAAGAAGAATCTCATGCACTTGATGAGGTTGTATGCCGTGAAAGTGAAACTGAATTCAAAGAGTTCTCACAGGAACACCTTGGCACACACATCTTTGATTCCCGTGAGATTTCATTAGAACAATACCATGAGTTGTTTTTGAGAGATAATGATTATCTTTCAAAGTGGTCGAAAGAACAACAACGAGTTTATATTAATAAAATAGAATATACTAAAGATGAAGAAAATTCTAATAACGGGTAGTTCTGGTTACATTGGTCGCCATCTGGCGGCCTTGTTGGCTGTATATGAAGATGACTACCATTTAACTGGTGTTGATAAAATGTGGCGCAAGCAATTGTGCCATGAATTCATTGGCCAAAATATTTTAGAAAACTCTGAAATTAATGGTGAATACGATACAGTCATTCATTTGGCTGGATTGGTCAATGTTGGTATGTCAATGCAGGCACCAATGGAATATTACCGTAACAATGTCATTGGTACTTTAAATATGTTGGAACGAGTTAGTTATAAACATTTTATCTTTGCTTCAACTGGTGCTGCCACAGATCCTGCCAGTCCATATGGTATGTCAAAATTTGTATCTGAACAATTAGTTCGCCAGTATTGTAAATTGAATAACAAGAAATGCACAATATTCCGATTCTATAATGTGATTGGTACTAATGGTTATGAACCAACCAATGTGGATGGTCTAATGTATAATCTAATGAAAGCCAAAGAGACTGGTTTATTTCATCTGTATGGTATTGATTATGATATGTTGCCTGATGGTTCTGCTATCAGAGATTATCTCCATGTTACTGAAGTATGTCTAGCAATTAAGTTTGCTGTTGATACACCAACATCTAATTCTTTGATTGAAAACCTAGGACATGGTAAGGGACATTCTGTAATAGAAATGGTGAATGCATTTAAGAAAGCAAACAACTGTGATTTTGGTGTAAAGATTATGCAACGCCGTGAAGGTGACGTTGCAAAAACTGTATTAGATGATGTATCATCATATATGCCATTGGCCAATATTACAATAGAAGAAATGTTAAAGGTTTAAAAATGATAGTTTATAAGTCAAATTACCGCCATCATTGGATTTCTCCGTATATAATACTGGAGAAAGTATTCTTTTGGCGTGAGATTGATTATGATGAACCATTGATTGAAAAATGGGCAGACCGTTTGCAACCTTTTTCTAAAGCATATCAGGCTGTTATGGATTTTATTCATCCTCGAATTAGTTATGTGAAGATTGATTATTATGATACATGGTCAATGGATCACACCTTGGCTGATATCATTTTGCCTATGTTGAAGAAAATACAAAAAGAAAAACATGGCTCACCTCATGTTGATGATGAAGATGTACCAATAGAATTACAATCTTGGACTTCACCAGCTAAAGATGAATATGATGTTGATGGGCACCACTTTGCTCGTTGGGATTATGTATTGAATGAAATGATTTTTGCTTTTGAATGTAAGATTGATGATTCATGGGAAGAAAAATTCAGTTCAGGTGAACATGATATGAAAAGTGTAGCATGTGAATGGGACGCTGACGGTAAACCAACATTGTTTACCTTTGAAAAGGGTCCAAATGATACATACAAATGTGATTATGAAGGCATGAGAGAAGTACAGAAACGAATCACTAATGGGTTCCGTTTGTTTGGTAAATACTATGAAGGATTGTGGGATTGATATGACAGACAATAAAATTGAAGATATAGCATTTGAAGTAGATACTTTTATTTTGATGATGATTAACAAATATGGATTGGATCCATTAACATTGAGTTCAGTTGTGACGGCTAGATTGGTATTGGCCAATGATGTTACAGGTTCTGGTGATGACTTTAGAAAATTGCTGGAAAAAATACCAGCATTTAAACCAAAGGTTATTGAAGCGGTACACTAATGATTAGTATTATACATTACATTTCGGCAAGCAGACGATTGGAAGAATCCAAGAAAACTGTTATGATGCTAGGTGGTGAACGTGAGGCACCAGAGATGGTACGTGCTCAGCGTGATATGATTGCACTTGAAAAAAAATACTATGGTGAAAGAGTTACTGCTATGTTATTCTATTCTAGTATGGCAGCATTCATGAGTTTTGTGGCTTATATTTTTTATGATGTTGTAACAAGAGGTTAATTATGTGGAAAAATATTATTAATATATTTGAGGGATTTCCTTGGTGGATGATACCTATAATAGTGGTGATTGTCGTTGTTGTATTATTTTTTCCAATGCCACCAAAAGTAAATCCGGTACTAAAAGATTTTAAAGATGGTATCCAAAATCACCTGACCTGGTCAATCAAAGGTGAATGTTTTTTTGTACGACCTAACGATGATGTAACCGTATATCTTGTACGGGTGCCTGATTGTGATAAAAAATAAGGAGTTAGTATGAGTTTGTTTATTGAAGTCAATTCTATTGATAAAAATTGTCCAGTTATTATTAATTTGGAATCTGTAATGGAAATTGCACCATTGGCATCCGGTGGTTGCGCTTTGTTTTTTCCTGATGCGGCTGCCGTTGGTGGTAAAACATCAATGAAAGTAACCGATTCATATGAACAGTTTAAACAGTTTGCAATTCAACCTGTAAGTGCTGAAGATATTGCTGCTAGATTTCCTAAAGTAACATCAGAAGCAAAAGGCAAGAAATCTACAACACCAGAATATGAAATTCCTAAACTATGACAAAATTTGAATTTAAATGTATACAAGAGTCTGGTATAGGTGCCAGTCGGACTACAACTGTGCAAACTGATGCACACTTTTTACCAGAAGTAATTGAAGAATTTCAAACCTTCTTGCGTGGCTGTGGTTACTACTTCAATGGTGTTTTAGAATTTGTAGATGAAGATGATGGATTCTCTGAAACCAAGCTTTGAGTGGATAAAAAATGATTGGTATAGTAATCGCTCTCGTTTTGTTATTGAGTTGCTCGCTTGGGCTATTTCTATTGGTTGCAGTATTACTATGGCAGTTACAGTTCCAAATCCCCCCCTTTTGGCTCTTTATCCTGTATGGATTACTGGTTGCGCCTTGTATGCTTGGGCTGCTTATACTCGTAAGTCTTTTGGTATGTTAGCCAATTATATGTTGTTGGTTACGATTGATTTTATTGGTTTAATAAGGATGTTATTGGTGTGAAAAAGTGGATAATTTGTATCCTATTTTTACCTCTATGGTTGCCAATCATCTTTATTTGGGGTATAATAGTACCAACATTAATTTTTGGCCTATTGTTTGCTTTCTTTAAACACCTGTTCCTATGAATATCTTTTATGTAAATGATTCTATTGATTTATGTGTGCAAGAACACTTAGATAAACACGTTGTTAAAATGCCAATTGAGCAAATACAACTACTTTCTACAGCGCATCGTGTGCTTGATGGTAAAGAATATACCGACTTGACTACGAATGGTCGGCGTATCAAAAGATATCGGTTATTTGATGACCGTGAACAAAATCTTATGAAAGCTACACACCTAAATCATCCTAGTGCAATCTGGTGCCGTGAAAATAATGAGAACTATATGTGGTTATACAACATGACTGAAATGCTTCTCAAAGAATATACCTATCGTTATGGTAGAATCCATGCATGTGAAAAATATTTACCATTTATCAGAAACACACCAAAAAATATTTCAAAAGGTTCATTCTTTCCACCAACACCTGCCATGCCAGCAGATTGTAAAGTGTTATCTGATAATCCTATTTCTGGTCGTAAGTATGATGTGTTAAAAAGTTACAGAAAATACTATATACAAGAAAAAGCAAGTTTTGCTAAATGGAAAAATAGACCAATTCCACAATGGTTTCAGGCATAAATATTCAATATGATATACGACTTTTACAATAAACAAACCGAACAAATCGAAGAACATACCATGCGCCTTGCTGAGTATGATGAATTCGTTACCAACAATCCTCACCTAGTAAGATATCACTCACCAACTGGTCTTCCTGGTTTTGGTGATGGTATGCGTATGGACACACCAGGAACTGGTAAGGCAGACTCCACTTTTGAAAAGTATGTCATACAACGTATGAAAGATACCATTCCAGGAAACACTATGAGTGGTCATAAGACCAAGATGCAGCGAGAATGGTAATGGCACAAGTTCCAGCTTTATTTTTACCACCAACAAGGAGTGTGCATGTTAAAAAAGCCTCCGTGAAACCTAATACTTCCAAGAAAAATTCAACAAAGAAAAAAGGAAGTATGAATGAGCAAAAAAAGAATGATGCCTCGCAGTATTCGTATTTACTACGAACAGATGAAGAAGAAACGTTTGGAACAAGAATTAGCGGAGTATGCTAAAAATTTGAAAGAGATAGAACGATATAGAGATAGTTTGTATCGTGGTATGGACTACTAAATAAAAATTTAACCATGAATACATTATGTTCAACTATTGTCCACCTAAAGATTTACAAGACCTACAAGCAACCACCTTTCCTGATGGTAAGAGATACTATCAGCTACCAGATGGCACAAGATTACCATCAGTCACCACAGTTATAGGTGCAAAAGGTAAGGCATCCATTTTAGCGTGGCGCAAAAGAGTTGGTGAAGAAGAGGCAAATAAGATATCACGGAAGGCATCATCCCGTGGTACGAATGTTCATACACTATGTGAACGATATCTAAACAATGAACCAGTTGGTGAAATTATGCCTGATGCAAAGGCCATGTTTCTACCACTTAAACCATTATTAAATCGAATCAACAACATTCATTACCAAGAATGTACACTTTGGTCTGTAAACCTTGGTATGGCAGGCCGAGTTGACTGTATTGGTGAATTTGATGATGTTTTGTCTGTAATTGACTTTAAAACATCTAAAAGAATTAAAAAAAGAGAAGATATTGACAATTATTTTGCACAGTGTGTGGCATATGCCTGCATGTATGAAGAACTAATTGGTCAAGGAATCGAACAAATCGTCATTATTATGGCTGTTGATAATGAAGAACCATTGCTTTTTATAGAGAAAACGGCAGACCACATAAATACATTATTGGAGTATATAAAGTTTTATAAGGAAAATTAAATGACTTTACCGGCATCGGGTGCAATTGGTTTTGCAGACGTTAATACAGAAATAAATCCTGCTGCTAGCACTGCATTACGCACACTCAATGATACAATTGTTCGGACAATTTTTCAAAAAACTACAGATTTATCCACAATTGCTTTGAGTGATGGTTACAATAAATCATACGTAATACCATCAACTAGTGCTATTTTAACAAGTGGTTCATCATTTACATTACCTAAAACATCAGGACCAAAAATAAGTATTCTTGCTATTGGTGGCGGAGGTGGTGGCGGTGGTGGTTCACAACGTACAAGATGGACAGGTTATTATATTGGTGGAACAGGCGGAGGATCAGGTGCAGCTGCATATGCTTTAGATGTAGCGGTCACACCTGGACAAACTATTAATTACAGTATTGGCGGCGGCGGTGGTGGCGGCAATACTAGAGATGGAGCATATGGCGGTGCTGGTACAAATGGCGGAGGTGGCGGCACAACTACTGTTTCTGTAAATGGTGCTGTTGTGTGCCAAGCGGGACCTGGTGGCGGCGGTGAATTAACTCCAGGTAGCAATCCTGGTAGTGCCGGAGGTGTATCTGTAGGTAGCAATGCTCTTGGTTCAACATCTGGCGGACTAGGCCGAAACAATGTATTTGGTGACTGGGGTGGTGCTGGTGGAGTGGGTGCAAGAGGTTACACAATCAGTGTAGGACCAACAACTATAGGCAGCATCATTGGTTATGGTAGTTATGGTACTGAGAGTGGAGACGCCTCCAGCACTTCAGGTACAATATATGGTGCTGGCGGTACCGGTGGTGGCGCTAAACAGGCCGATAGGGGTGGTAGTAATGCTCGGATAGCTTCTACTGCTGGTACTCAAGGTGCTGTATTTCTCTGGTGGTACGTATAAGAAAATTAATAATGAAATATATATTAAAAAACAATCAATGGGAAATAACATATTTGGATTCAAATCGTGTACCACACACATTTTATCACCCAAAAGAAATATCAGATATCGATTTATATAACGAAACTGGTGAAAGACATATGGTACAAATAACTGAACAAAAACTTAAAGAAGTTTTTCCATCAGATGTTATTACGGAAGAATATTTAAAATCCATGGATGGTGTTATGTTTGGTGATGCACCATTAGGACCAATAGATTCTAATGGTCATCCAATAGACCCATAGATTAAGAAAGTATATTTTATTATGAGTAAAGTTTTTTGGACAATTCCAGATTACGGTTTTGATGAGTTGCAAATTATATTTTTTGAACCCGAAAGTTTATTTAAACACATACAAGAAACCAGAAAAGGTAGTTTACATCTAAAATGTCCTGCATTTCAGGATTATGTTAAAAATACATTTGTGATAAAATCACCATTCGATTTTGCAATTTCTGTAAATAGAAAAAACAATTCAATTGATGTAGAAGGCCTTCCTGAAAAAATTGGAACTAAATTTATAGTCAATAGAGTTAATGATATTGGTCCTTTGAGTCCTTTTGCAATGTCTATTCCACCTGTTTATTTGTTTTATTCAAATGATGATATTATGTTAGAATCAATTCATCCTTTTATGGAAATAAATGATAGTGTGTCAAATACTATGTTGGTTCCAGGAACATATAATATATCCAAATGGATTAGACCTATTGATTTTAGTTTTGAAGTAAAAGATGATAATAAAAAAATAAGAATAAAAAGAGGTGATGTTCTTTTTTATGTAAAATTTAAAACAAATGATGATTCTAAAGTTGAATTGAAAAGAGTTTCAATGAATGAAGAATTAACAAATGTTATGGGTTCTTGTTTTGGTGTTAAAAATATCATACCAAATTTACCATTAAAAACATTATATGTTATGGCGGAATCATTTATGAAAACTTTATCGTTCAGGAAACCAAAAAAATGTCCTTTTGGATTTGGTAAAAAATAGGGCTTGACAAACAAACCTAAATATAGTATAATGGACTACTTCAACTACATCATATTAATAGCTTGTTTTTTAATCATTGTATGGTTAATATGGTACTATAATAAGATGGGTGACTGAATTGTTGTATGAAGCAACTAGAAAAGTATTCTGGACGGGGGTGCGAATCCCCCCAGCTCCACCAGAAGCACATGTCTTAGATAAAAGAAACCGTTTTACGGGCTCTAATGGGGTGTGTTTCTGATGGGGCTGCATAGTTTCGACAGGGTAACAAGTATAGAAGTGGACAACTCACCAGAGTAGGTGTAAAAACTAAATCAAAGTAAACGCAAACGACTCACAGTTCGCATTGGCAGCCTAAACGCTGACTAGGGTTTTGGTTGATTTCCTCGTAACAGAATAATCAACCGTTTTTAAATTTAAAAAGGAGTTTTAATGAAGAAATTAGCAATTGCAACTTTGATTGCATTAAGTGTATCGGCATATGCTGGTGATACTGTTACTGTTGAAGGTCAACGTATCAACAACGCTGGTGCAGCTGCACAGCAACAATATGTTTTGGGTGTTAAGAAAGATTTCGGCAAATTTGCCGGTGATGTATCTTTTGCAAATGCACAAACTGAAGGCACAAATGCTTTGAGCACACGCTTAGAAGCAGGCGCAACAGTATCAGGTCCAGTTGGATTGTATGCTCGTACTGCTATTGGTCAAAAATATAGCAATACAGCCGACTTTAACTACTACTCAGTAGAACCAGGTTTTACTACACCAATCGGTGCTGGTTTGACTGCTAAGGTTGGGTATCGCTGGCGTTCAGCAGTTGACACTGCAAACAACGACCAAACACATACGATGCGTTATGCTGTGTCTTATGCTTTGAATAAGAACGATGCTATTGCAGTGAAGTATGACCGTGTTCAAGGCGACAGCAATCAGAAAGTTGTTGCTGTAGCATACACAGTAGGTTTCTAATAGCCTAAATAAAATATGGGTTCGGTGGAACCCATTCAAATAAACCACCAACACACTTTACACAACACAAGGAGAAAACTATGTCAAACATGACACCCTTTGAAATCCGTCTTGAACTATTAAAAATGGCCAGAGATATGTTATATGATGTATATCACGCAGAAACCAATCGAATACAAGAGACTTGGCATATGCAATGTGAAACGGCAAGGAATAAAGGTGAAACACCACCTGAACATCCAGGATTGCCAACAATCCCCTCAGAAACAGACATTATCAACAAGGCACAAACCTTGAATGGTTTTGTGTCTAATATTGTTACTGCGCCTGAAGTAAAGGTCAGTAGAAAAACTACCTGAGGGTTGGGGCTTCGGCCCCTAACACACACAAGGAGAATTAATGAAGAAATTCATTCTCATTACATTATTTGCTTTAATACCGGTAGTTGGTCATCAACAACCAGTAACAGAGGTACAAGAAGTATCGGGTGAACTAGGTCAACAAATTCTATGCATGGCTAAGAATCTATATTACGAAGCCGCAAGTGAGTCCTTTGAAGGTAAATTAGCAGTAGCACAGGTAACTATGAACCGTGCTAATTCAAAACAATTCCCAAAATCAGTTTGTGAAGTTGTTTACCAGAAAGTAAATCAAACATACCAATTCAGTTGGGTTGGTGAAAAAGTTGGTCCTGTCAGAAACAAATATGCATGGGAAGAGTGTATGATTGTTGCCAGAAAGGCCTTGACAGAAGGTGTATTACATGATATAATACATAAAACAAATTCAATGTACTATCATAATACATCGGTAAATCCGGCATGGAAACTGAAGTATGTTGCTAAAATTGGAAACCATCTATTCTATACAAGAAGTTAAAATGCCGACAAAAAATGAAATAAGTGAATTTAGTATAAAGGTAGCAGAAATGGCTGAAGAATTAAATCTTACAATTATGGATGCTATCGTTGGATATTGTGAAAAAACGGGCATGGAAATTGATGTGGCCTCCACATTGGTTTCGGCTGCCTTAAAATCTAAACTGCGGGAAGAAGCACAAGAACTCAATCTATTGAAAAAGAGTGCTAGACTACCCATTTGATGTATGTTATTTAATTTTGAGGAAGGTTCAGGCTTCTCGGCCTTTGCTATGTTCAATGCGATTAAACTTCATTTTACCACTGATTCTTACGATTATTTTCGTTACCACGGAAAGTCCCATGTTACTACCGATAATTTTTCCACAAGAAAAGATAAATTCTCTTTCTATAAGTTATCTCGTAAGTACCGATTGGAAGACTTAAAAAACTTCTATGTGTCAAACCTCCTAGAAAAAGATGTCAACTGGATTGGTGACATCAATAACCTAGAAGGTGAAGAAACATATAAAAAGTGGCAAAAAAGAACTCAGAGCTTGACATATCGTTTTGAACAGGATATAATAGGTCTACTTAATGAAACACAATCACCAAATGAAATGTTGGTGGTTAAAGATGGACAATATCCAGTTTTGTTAAAAGAGGTAATGCATAACACCATTGCTGTAGAAACTTTGGTTATCTTAAATGATATTATGAATTTCTTTCCTATGTGGGACAAAAAGATTTCTGACACAATCGTATGGCCTTCAATGAGAAATAAGTTTGTAAAGTATGCACCATTTATTAATTATGATAAAGATAAATTCAAATCTATTTTAAAAGAAACACTAAAAGAATATGCGTAAGAAAATATCAATCATTGGCGCAGGCACAGCTGGTGTTCTTGCAGCTGCACATTTTAATAGGTGGAGAAAAGATTGTGATATTGAATTATATTATGATTCGAATATTAGTCCACAACCAGTGGGTGAAGGTTCAACACCATCGTTGCCTAATGTGTTATGGCACAATTTACATTTTACTTTTGATGACCTAGTAAAGGTAGATGGTACGATTAAACATGGCATAGACAAGAGGAATTGGGGCGGTTCAGATTTTATACATCCATTTTATCCTCCTGTTGTTGGTTATCATTTTAATGCAGGTAAATTACAGAAATTCATTTTAGATAAACTAAAAAATGATATCAAAATTATTGATAAGAATGTAAAACACCAAGACATTGATTCAGATTATATTATGGATTGTTCTGGTAAACCAGACAATTATGAAGAATTCCATATGTCTGATTACATTTCAGTCAATGCTGTTCATGTAACACAATGTTATTGGGATTATCCAACTTTCAATAATACATTAGCATTGGCTAGACCATATGGATGGATTTTTGGTATACCATTAAAAAATCGTTGTTCTATTGGTTACATGTATAACCACAATATCAATACATTAGAAGAAGTCAAAGAAGATGTTAAGAACGTATTTTCTGAATTACATTTAATACCTAGTGATGTTACAAATACATTCAACTTCAAAAATTATTTCAGAAAAGAAAACTTTACAGAAAGAGTTGTATATAATGGCAATTCTTCTTTCTTCTTAGAACCGATGGAAGCAACATCAATCATGGTCATGGATTTTATTAATCGTGGTGCCCATGATATATGGGCAGGTGAAAATTCTATTGAGAATTACAACGCAACATATTTGGAACTTTTGGAAGAAGTTGAAGCTATGATAATGTTACACTATTATTCTGGTTCTAAATTTGATACACCGTTTTGGGACTTTGCAAAACTCCGTGGAGAAAATAGTTGCAAACGAATGATGAAAAATGAAAAATTTAGATTCATATATGAAATGTCGAAAGGAGAAAATCCTGGTGAATCTTTTAAACCAGAAGATTTAAACTATGCGGCATTAATACCACTAAGTTACAAGATAAATTTAAGTGGCTTAAATCTCTATAATAAGTTGGATAAGATGATTTGATGGATAAATAAAGGTTGACATGGACTTAGGTTTGTGTTATAATAAGTTTATATTATGAATCATGTGGATAATCCGTTTATATTCCGTTATACTAGAAAGGTAAAATTATGACAGACTTCTCAAAATTGAAAAAGAGTTCAGGCAATCTGGACAAACTCACTAAAGCCATCGAGCAACTCTCAAGCTCATCAGAAGGTGGCAAATCCGACAAAGACAACTACTGGCGTCCAGAAGTGGACAAAGCAGGTAATGGCCTTGCAGTAATTCGTTTCCTACCTGCAGCTGCAGTTGATGGTGATGATGGTCTGCCTTGGGCTAAAATCTTTGGTCATGGATTTCAGGGTCCAGGTGGTTGGTTAATCGATAATTGTTTGACTACTAAAGGTCAACAATGTCCAGTATGTGAACACAATTCAACATTATGGAATTCAGGTATCGAAGCCAATAAGGACATTGTACGCAAACAAAAGCGTAAACTAAACTATATTGCTAACGTGTATATCGTAAGTGATCCTAAGCATCCAGAAAATGAAGGACAAGTTAAATTGTTCAAGTTTGGTGCCAAGATTTTCGAAAAGATTACAGAGGCAATGAATCCTGCGTTTGAAGATGAAACACCAATCAATCCATTTGATATGTGGAAAGGTGCTAACTTCAAATTGAAGATTACTAAAGTCGCTGGTTATCAGAACTATGATAAATCAGAATTCATGTCAGCATCTGCATTGTTAGATGATGATGAGGAATTGGAAAAGATTTGGAAAGCAGAACACTCACTTGCTGCGTTGACTGCTGACAAAGAATTCAAATCATATAGTGACTTGAAGGCACGTTTGGATAGAGTATTGGGTGTATCTGATGTACCTAAGACTACTGTGGAGACTCTGAAAGCTGCACCTAAGAAGCTTGTTACAGCAGATATCTCGGAAGATGAGGACTTGGCTTACTTCTCTAAGTTAGCTGAAGAATAAAGATTCCCATGCAAGTGCAACCCCGCTTCGGCGGGGTTTTTATTGGTTAAACGATTCTTGTTGAATTGTATATAACATTTCGGAATGTTGGTTCTACATTACGAACAGCAATAATAGGTGGTTTGAATCTTGGTTTACCATCAGGCTTAAGAAGTTTGCCTGATGCCGTTCTGGTTTGTTCGGTACTCTTTGTAAGACGATTCAACCGTTCATCCATTTCCACTTGACGGTTCTCGTTTGTTCTGGTTGTTACCTGTGCTGAGGCTGGCGGTGGTATAACAGGCGGAGGTGGCGCCATATCATTTTGGCGTTGAAGTTTTAAAGTTTCTGCGTTGTTCACACTATTATCAACATCAACATTTGTATCACCAGCATTATTGTTGACAACTGATTCACCAATTTTAAACATTGTGCTAGGTGGATTATCTTTTAACCAAGCAAGCAGCTGCGGTCTATCCGCTTCATAACTTTGTTTTAGTTCTTCATCTGATAACGAAGAATCTACAGCCTGTTGTATTTCACCCCATAGTGCTGTACCAACCTTTTTTGATGCTCTTTGTGCAGTAGCATTCTTTTCATTTACGTTTGTTGTTTCACCACGTAAAAATTTGGCATATGGATGGTTTTTATATTTTGGATCATAAGGGTCTTTTTCAATATCTGCTTTTATAGAAGCATTGATACCAACCAAGGCTGCTATTGCAGCTGCAATCCATGCAACAGGATTTAATAAAAATCCAGCGAGCCATGCCAGACCTTTAGCACCACCTAAAAAATTCTTAAAACTTTTCAGGTCATCAATTGCACTTTGTGCCATTGCCTTAATGTCAGCAAGCATTGCAGTAATAGAATTCAACAGTCCTGCCATACCACCACCTTCGGCTTTGGCATTTACAACTGTGGCGGTACCTTTTTTACCACCTTTAACACTCAAAGCTTTTAATAGTTCTTTGTGTCGTTTCTCTTCCTCATGCATCTGACCTTCTCTGAGATTGTTTTCTTTCTCCCTCAGTATCATATCATCTTCATGGCTCTTCTGTAGGAATGTTAATACATCATTTAGTATTGCTGACATTCCTGTAGTATCTTCGCCGCTAGGTAATGCACCGATTTGTTTAGTTCTACTTGTTACTGGTCTCGCACGACCTGTAAAGAATTCAATATCTCTTCTGGAACGACCTAACATCTTACCAAGAATGGCAGGACCTAAACGAGAACCACCAGTTAAAAACTTGGCAATATTAAGTGGATCAAATTTTTGTTTGATGCCTGTTATCTTGGACCGCAATTTTAATGAAATGGTTTTGGCAATACCTGAACCATAACCTTCACCCATAATGAGTTGGTCAGCAAAAACGGAAGAAAGAGATTGTTCTCGTAATCTCTTGGCTTGTTGATATGTTAATTTATTGTCTATCATCCTGCTCTTACCTTATCAAGTAATGGGTTGCTATCTTTTGGTTTAGTTAGGTTAACTTGTGGTTCAGTTGATGCCTGTGCTAGTATGTTGGTGGTTTGTTGTGCTTGCATTTTTTCTTGTTGAGCACTCATATCTTTTCTTAAATCTTGTCCTTCAACTGAAGCCGCACCTAATTTACCACCTTTATTATTTGGAATAGGTATTGATTTATTTTTTTCTAAAATTTTTAATCTATCTGCATCAAGGGCTGCACCAACATCTTCTGGTTTATTATGAGCTTGATTTCCGCCTATACCTTCATAAAAAGATTGTCCTTTTTTTAAACCCTTTTGTGGCAAATCATATGGTATACCAATAGAAGCAAATTCTTTGGCAAGTTCCATTAGTGCCATATCTCTTGTTACACCAGGTTTTCCATTTATATAATCATTAACAATTGGACGTTTTCTTTTTATTAATCCTTCTGTAAACAACATATCTTGTACATCAGGAGTTAATTTTGTATTTTTTGGATCAATTTCTAATTTTTTAACAATATCTTTCATCGTATCTGGAATAATTTGATATCGTCCAACAGCAAATATTTTGTCAGGATCATTTCTTAAATCTCCTCTTCTTAAATATTCTTCAATTGTCATGTCAGAAAAATTTATAACAGATTCATTTTTTTCATCAAAATCAGCACCAACAATCTTGTTATTAATTGTACCTTTATTATATGCATTGTACTCAGAATCATTTTTCCATTTTGTTTTTATGTTACCTTTTTTAGTTCTTAAAGGAGAAGATGTTTTACTTTCATACTTGGCAATACTTTCTGCAATATTACTGGTTGCAGCTAATGCATTACTACCAACCACAACAGCCGCAGTACCACCTACGATTTTTGTTGTTGTGGATGCGGATGGTAAAGTTGTCTGTATAGCTGGTGCGGCTGTTTGAGTGACTGGTGCAGTTGTTTTCTTTGCAGGCGCCGCTGTTGGTTTTAGTGGTCCTGCAATTTCTTTGGCTGGTTCAGCAGTTTTAGGTGGCATAGTTTTTGCCGGCGCAGGTGCTTCAGTCTTAGGTGCCGTAGTTTTTGCCGGTGCAGGTGCTTCAGTCTTAGGAGGTGTAGCTGGCGGTTTTGTTGGCGGTGTGGCTGGTTGTGTTGTTGTTTGACCAGGAGTTTTATTAACAGGAGGTAAAGGTGTTGTCTCTGTTTCCTGTGTTTTTATTTTTTTAGGTTTTACTACTCTTGGTTTTTTTATTTTAGGAGTAGTTAATGCCTTGATTATTTCTTTATTGCGTTTATCTCTCATATGATTTTGTTCTTCAATATGAGAGTTGGCCGCTTCTTGATTTAGTTTTCTATCTAAATCCATGAGTTTCATCATCTTATAGATTTCACCCATAATCTTGGTCGGTGGTGAAGATTCATCAACAAGGTTATCTGGCTTCTTAGTAAACAATTTACCAACAGTTGAAATTGTTTTTTTGGCACCTGTGAGCGCAAGTTTACTAAGGCGACCAAACGCCATACTTGCTGCCGACTTTTTTGTTTCTTCTGATGGTTGTGCCATTTACTTTTTCATTCGTTCTTTTATCTTTTGGTTTTCTTCCTCAATATACTGAATCAACATTGCAACATATATGTCCCTTTCCCATGGCATCATATTGTCAAGTTCGGTTAAACTGTACTTATGATGTTGCATCAATGAAAAATTAGTTCTATAATAATTTTTCAGGTTATCATGGCGAAAGGTTATACGAAAAAACTTTCAAGTCCCTCCACATTAATAACGTGGTGGAATGCACACTTAGAACAGGTCATCTCAAGCTTCTGTTGTAACTTTGGTAAGTTATTAAAGAAGTTTTCAATCTTCATAAACTGTTCTTGGTTCATACCTTCAACGAACTGTACCAATTCTTCAATTGGTGTTTCGTGTGCATAGTAAAATTGTTCACCATCGTAAATGTGTTCAATACTACGAGCCAACATATTAAAGGTGATATCAGTATCATTTTCCATATTGATAGAATCTTTAACAATACCAAACTCAGGGTATTTCATTTTTACCATCAACTTTTCAGTTAGTTGTATATCAGGTGAAACATTTTCATCCATCTCAACCTTAACCTCTAACAGATTCATATTAGAATCCATTAAATTGCCACACTCTTTATCTTCTACAATATTGTTACAACGATATTTCGAATCAACCACTTCACCAACCGATTTGGCTCTCAGATTAATAAAATAGAACTCAACGTCAACAATAGGTAACTTCTCAATATCAACACCTTCTGTCAAGGTACAATTATAAAGAATGTCTCGGATTGCCGTATGCACAGATGACGAATCATCTGATTCCATGGCCATCAATAGATTTCTTTGTTCTTTTACAAGGAAAGGTCTATATCTAATCTCTTTCTTTGAAACTGGTAATGTAATGTCGTATGTTGGTACATCAATTTTTGGTAAAGCCATAATAACTCCTTAATTAAATCAAAATAGAGAATTGTTTCTCCAATAAGTATATGCAAATGTAACTGACAGTTTATGCACACCGTCATTACTCCAATCCAAATCCAATTGGTTCACGGAGGTTGGAAATGCTTCATATAAATCAACCGAGTATGACATTTTATTTGTAACATCATATTGATTGATTGTAATTGTTGTTGAATAACTATCTTTATAGCTATAATTATTGTCAATTGGTGAATTGATACTATCCAGCCATGCATCAAATGCATATTTCTGTTTCATATCATCATCCATTAAAATTGTTAGGTCAATATCTGTGTATGACGTTAGGTGTGGAAACTTTTCAATTGGTCCATATGTTTTTTGTTCGTGTGTTTCAAATGTACGACCTGGTAAAACTGCAGCTTCACATCGATATGTAAGACTTCTACTTGATACGTAAGGTGATGCAAACAAAATAACAGGAATAGGAATGAGAACATCAAACCTACTTGGTCTTGCTAAATCTGTCCTAAAACTGGATTTAAAATCGCTAATCGAGCCTGCCATTTATGACTTCCTTATTTCTTCTATTGAATCTTTCCACACTTCTCTAGGTTGAGCCTTTTTGAATTGTTGGATTGGTAAGAATACCGCAATATCCCATTCATTATGTTCAACCGCAAGAATCCTGGACTTAATATGAGGGTACAGGTACTGTTTGATACAAGGTTTGAATTCTTTGAACTTGGATGACGCATCCAACATCGGATACGTGATTCGGAGTCGCTTAATCTCATCTTCATCATTGTAGATAGCGAATGGTAACAGTTTTCTCAGAAAAATTAACCTATATCTAAGTGGTAAGTAATGTAAATTTAAACCTATAAAACCATCAGGTGTTCGTTTAAGTGGTATAACTAATGGAAACCTGTCATAATATGGCAAATCATTTTTTGTTTTTGGATCATATACAAAGAAGTATAGACCACCCATTAAAAACTTTTGTCTATCTGATGGTCGTGTAAATCTTTGTTTTTCTTTGGTCATTGGAATAACCAAACGACCTGGATTTCTCAATTCAGCTATCTTTGTCATTAACCATTTATAAGATTCTTTACTGTTTGTTTGATAATCAGCAGAGGCCTTCTGTTCGGATAATGATGTAAGTATTGATGGTTTTATTGTCATTGGTTATTTAGTTACAGACCTAGGTGGTCTTCTGTTATCAACATAAACTGCCAACCACGGTCAAGGCAGTATTCTGTTGCAGCTTTCCATTTGGCTTGATTAACACCCCAAGTTGTGACTTCAGTAATGTATTGTTTTGTTACTCGTCTTTGTTGTACTGGTGGTTGTGTTTGTTTTTTTGGTTTAACTTCAAGCATCATAGTTTTCAAAGAACCATCTTTGGCACGTGATTTAACCACAAAATCAGGGAAATATCTGTGAAACTTGCCATCTACTGGAGATTTGTAAGGAATGATAACCTCTTCTGAAGCCCAAGACAAAATGCTTGGATTTTTGTCAAGCCAATTCATCACTCTGCATTCCCATGAAGAGCGGTATATGATTTTTGTGTGGTCCCCAACGTATTTCTGAGGATTTGTGGGTCTAAACGTTCCTGAATATGCCATAAATAATATATATAACTTTTTTTAAGATAGATTCAATGCAATTACAAACTCAAAATCCAGATGGATCATTTAGTTCTGTTGAAGCTGGTTACAATGACGTAAATGGTTCTGACCTACAAAGTGACCAAGTAAAAGCGCAATCCGATTTTGCTAATGGTCCCCTGGCGTCACTATTTAAGTCGAAATATAACTATGATGCAATACAATATCCATCAGATTTAAACTCTTCTGGTAAAGGTCATGCAATTGTTTTTGATATTTATCAACCACAATCAGCATCAGTAGAGGTAGCTAAAAATAAGGTTCTTAACACCGTTAAAGATGTAGTAAAAAGCCAAGGCGATGCATTAGAAGCGGCAGGAGGTGTGACGGCAGTAGTTGGATCAGCACTTGCAACGGGAGCTGGAGCAGTTGCTTCAGGAGTTGGTTCGGCAGCTGTTGGAGCCTACAATATTGCTAGCGGTCAAACCGATTATCTTAATCAAGCCAAAGGAGCTATTATAGCCGCAGGTGAAAAAACAGTTTCATATTTAGAACAAAACTTTAATGATTTAGGTACAGGTCAAACAGCTGCTCAATTTATGGAAATGAAAAAAGATTTAAGAGCAACTGTTTCTCTGTATATGCCAGAAACTTTAAGTTTTAATTACACCACATCTTATGGTGAAGAATCTATAATAGGTGCAGCTGCATCATTACCTGGTCTTTTAGGTAAACCTGCAAGTTTTGTAAATAGTGTAATGGATAATCAGGCAGTTAAGTTAGCATTAAACAAACTCGGTTATGCTTTTAATCCACAAGAACAAGTTTTATTTCAAGGTATCAATTTTAGAACATTTGAAATGTCATTTACATTTTCACCACGGTCAGCACATGAATCATCAAAGGTTCAACAAATAGTGAAACTGTTTAGGTCTTATGCTGCACCAACTATCGTTACAGGTGTTGCTGGTTTCTTTTATACACCACCTGGAGTTTTTAATTTATCGTTTAAGAAAGATGGCGCAGTAAATCCAAATATCAACAAATTAACCGATTGTGTTTTGGAAAGTGTGACAGTAAATTATGCACCAAACGGTTGGTCATCACATAAAGACGGGCAACCAACTCAAATGACAATGGATTTAAGCTTCAAAGAAACTGTCCTTGTAGATAGAGATAAGATAGAACAAGGTTATTAATATGAAATATTTTAATACGTTACCAAAAATAATAACATCGGATAATAACTCCAATGGTATTCTATTAACTAATATTATGGCACGTGCTAGTGTTATTCCAGAGGCTTTGAAAAATCCAGTATTGTATTACACATACGATATACAAGAAGGTGACACACCAGAAATTATTGCACACAAATATTATGATGATCCATATCGTTATTGGATAGTATTATTCACCAATCAGATTACTGATCCACAATGGGATTGGCCAATGTCTTCATCTGTATTTGAAAAATATTTAATTAAAAAATATGATGCAACAGATATTGACATATATGCTGATGTTCATCATTTTGAAAAAACGGATATTCAAACCGACATCAATACACAAACAATTACAAGAAATACAGTTACAATTGGTTTGGATCAATTCCTTGAATTAACGTCATCGGAGACCAATACATATACATTACCTACAGGTGCCGTTACAGTTAATGTATTCTCACGTGCAGTTTCATATTATGAATATGAAGATGAATTGAATGAATCTAAAAGAAATATTAAATTATTAAATAAATCTTATGTAGATGAGTTTGAATCGGAACTTAAACGATTGATGAGTTAAAATGGTTGATACAACAGATACTGGCAATCTATTATATTCTGCACAAAGTGCAAGTATAAATGATTTAACAATTATAACAAATACAGGTCAAGAAATACCAGTTAAAAAACTGATGATTGAACTTTCCTATTTTGAGGATTTATATAGTTTTGTTACCTCGGGATTTGTTATATTACAAGATGGCCAAGGATTATTACAAAAATTTCAAATTTTAGGACAAGAATTTTTAAGAGTGAATTTTGGTAGAACAAAAACAGCTTCGTCAAATATATCCAGAAGTTTTAGAATATATAAAAGTGATAGAATACCTTCTGGTAACCACAAATCGGAAGAAATAACACTACATTTTTGTTCTGAAGAAATGTTGTTATCTGAATCAAAAAAACTCCAAAAAGGTGCAAATCCAAACGGTGAGTTAATAAGTGTAACCGTAAATAGAATATTGAAAAATGATTTAAAGATTAGTAAAAGACTTCATATTGAACCGACCACAGGAAATTACAATTTCAACATCAATACATTAAAACCATTTGAAGCTATTAGTTGGTTGTCTACCTATGCAAGGCCAGTTACACAAAATTTGGCTGGTGCCGATATGATATTTTATGAAAACAAAAATGGTTTTCATTTTAGGTCATTAAGAAGTCTAATGGCACAAGATCCATACAATACATACAAGGTTCAACAAATAAATGTTGAAGCTTCAATAGAAGAAAAAACAAGAACTGTTATAGATTATGAATTTGTTAAATCTTTTGATGTATTAAATGATATTACTTCAGGTACATATGCAAATAGATTAATTTCGGTTGATCCATTGACCCGGTCATTTAAAATAACGGATTTTAATTATGATATATATAAAGGCACTTCTGAGCCAATGAATGGTAAAAACAATGGTATTTCACTTGATAACACTAATAGGTTTGGACTCAAAAACACACAGAATCCACAGAGTGTGGTAAAAGTTGTAGTAGGCAATTCAGAACAATACAGAGTGCCTTATATAAAAGAAAGACCAGATTCGGTAGTTAATGACGTTTATGTTGAAAATTATATACCAAATAGAACGGCTCAAATTTCATTAGCAAACTATACTTTATTGAAAGTTGTTGTTCCTGGTGATCCAGGAATTACTGCTGGTATAACTGTTAATTTTAATTTATATACTTTGTCGTCATCTGGTAATAATAGAGAATTGGATCCTTTTTATTCAGGTAAATATTTGGTGAATGCTGTTCGTCATGTGCTACAATCACAAGGTGCATACCAAACAGTTATGGAGTTAGCAAAAGAAAGTTATCAGACACCATTGAGTTCTGGTAGTAGTAAGAATTTAACAGAAGCGAAAAATGAATAATTTTATTGGTAAATCATGGATTGGTGTTGTAGAAAACACCGAAGATCCATTAAAACAAGGCCGTGTTAAGGTCCGCATATTTGGTCATCATACTGAAGACCTTATATCGTTACCTACGGCTGCGTTGCCTTGGTGTACATTAATGACTGGACCAAATGCAGCAGGTAGTTTTAATGTGCCTGAAGCCGGTGCCTATGTTACTGGTTATTTTGCAGATGGTGAATCAACACAGAATCCATATATTGCTGCTATTTTACCAGGAATTCAAGCAGCAGCACCAGATACATCAATTGGATTTTCTCCTCAACCTTTATTTCCAAACTCAGCACCAACCGAAGCAGAAAAGGCCAAACCTGTATTACCGCCTGGTATCGAAGAAAAGAAAATTGGAGAACCAGATACACCATTACTAGGAAGAGGTATTGTTAAAGGTTCGGGTGTTGGCCTCACAAACGCAAATTTAGCTCACGTTTGTGATTTCAGATATCAATTTAAATTTGATATTGGTTTGGCTGGTTTAACAAATCCAATAACTGCCATACAAAATGCAATTAAAACTGGTAAAAATAACGCAGCAAATTTCATTAGATTTTTAATTGAAAAATTGAATGATGGAATTAAATTTGCGTTAAAAGCACTCGTTACATCCATGAATCTGGATCCATCGGGTCAAATTTCATCAATCTATGCCACATTAAAATTTAAGCTTGAAGATATTAACGATTACATTGAAAAAATTGCCAAGTATGTTGCAATGGCGTCAACTGTATATTATCTAGTTCAAGATATTAATCAAATTATTACATACTTACAAAGTTTGCCAGCAAGATTTTTAGCTATCGTACAAGATTGTATAGCAAGGTTTTTGGCTGGTGCAAAAGCGTTTGGTGCGGCTATTGCTGCTGTGCCAGGTCAAGTGGGTGCAACAGTAGATTCACTTACATCACAGATTCAATCTGGTGCAGATTCTATTCTTGCAGGCCTAACAGCTGATGTCAATTCAATTACAATACCAGATGCATTAAATGGTGTCTTTACTGACCCACTTTTAGACCACAGTAATACAATCACAACATATATTAGTACGATTGCAAACACAGCAAATGTGATGACAACAGTAACAGATAATCATTATGATCCAACAAAGGTGCAATGGGCATGAACAAACCAGATAGATATTTTGGATGGAATGAGCCGGAATCCGCAGCCAACACGGATTTCCAACCGGTATATCCATATAATAAAGTAACAAGAACCGATTCGGGTCACCTATTCGAACTGGATGACACCAAAACCCGTGAAAGAGTTCGTTTACAACATCGTGCAAACACATTCCTAGAAATGCATCCTAACGGTGATGAGGTGCATAAAATTTGGGGTGATGGTTATGTTATTACACTTGGTGACCACAACATCTCTATTGGTGTGGAAGGTGGAAAACCAGGTACTGATGGAAATATACCATGTAAATTAAACATTACAGTCTATGGTGATATTAATATGCATGTAACTGGTGACAAAACAGAAACAATCGATGGTAATGTAACACAACATATTAAAGGCAATTATACTCAGACGGTGGAAGGTATGTCAACTATTGCTTCACAAGGCAACATGTATGTAGAGGCAGGTTCAGGACCATTGGGTAGATTAAACATCACTACAGGTCTAAGAGGTGTTGCTATTGATGGCACACTAAGGGTTAAAGGAGAAGTTGCAGCTGACAAGATATTCTCATTTGGTCGTATAGACACAGGTCCGACTGGTGGTATTGGCGCCGGTGTGATGGGTTTTGTATCATCATTAGGCGGTTTGTCTCTTGGTGTACCTATTGGTGCGCCAATTGCAGTACCAGGTAATATACTTTGTGTTGGTAGTATAAGTGCTGGGTCATTTATTGCTTCTGCATCCGTTGTTGCCGCACCGTTAGGTACTTTTCAAATAATGAAAGCTGGTATGATGACTGATACCATAAACAAGAATATTTATAATTTGCATACACATATTGGAAATAAAGGTTTTCCAACAAGTCCACCACTAACACCAATGGTCTAAGGATATATTATGAGCATTTTTAGTAGACTAGGATACGATTCAGCAAACACAATAACCATAAGTTTGTCAAATACAGCAATTGCAACAATGAATACGATGCCACCATTGTTAAATTCGTGGCAAACCGCAGATATGGCAAGCTCTAGTACAAGTGGTTATTTTTCCAATCCTGTTGCAAATGTAACACAAGGCATATGGAATACTGCAAATTCTATAATTGCAATTACTGGAGTTACTAGTGTGTCTAACATGACCACTCTAGTTACAGCCACAAACAATGTGAGAGCTGCTAGTAATAATTTTTTATTGCATACAGATAGAATCTCAGGAATAACACAACCAAACGAAAGTACAGCAACACTACCACATTATTTTTCTGCAATGTCTGCGAGTAAGGTACTCATGTATATCACCTTTCAGTCTGACGGAATACAAAATAATGCACCTATGATGGGTAATTTTACTAGTTTAACAGTTGCAAACACACTATCTACACAAAATACAACAATTCAGACCTACCGTGGTTTGGTTGCCAATAGTATTGTTTTAACTGCGGGCACAGATCCAGACACAGGTGCACCAACATATTCATATACTACCAATCTGACACCATCTCAAGTGTCAACAATGGTAAGTAATCTACAACCAATTGCTGATTTAATGAATGGCCGCAGAACTTCTGATGTTACTTTTTTCAATAATTCACGTGCGGTTATTGATGATTATAATAAAGTGGATCAGTTTTCTTCAATAGGACAGACGGAATCATACCTATTCAACAATTACATTGGATCTGATAAATTGAAGTCTAGGATAAACTCATAAATAAAAGATGGCAACCATAAACCGAATATATTCCGACATAGATTTCACCTTCACGAAGAAACCTGTGACGGCTGATATTGCATTGAGTTATGATGTGCAAGCGGTAACACGTTCTATTAGAAATCTATTGAATACTCAGAATTATGACCGTCTTTTTAATCCTGACCTAGGTTCTCAGATTACTGGTTTGTTGTTTGAAAACATATCTCCAATTGTTGCTGTAACAATGGAAGGCCTTATAAAAAATTTGATTAAAGCATATGAACCTAGAGCAAATATACAAAATGTTACTGTAAACGGTATGACAGACGCAAACGCATACAAAGTTACAATAACATTTTATATAGAAAATGCAACACAACCAACGACAACAACAATTCTTTTAGAGAGAAACAGATAAAATGGCTGGTGCTAATTCAAACATTCAAATGACAGATTTGGATTTTAATACAATTAAAAACAATCTGAAAACATATTTACAGTCTCAAGACATATTAAAAGATTATAATTATGAAGGTTCAGCTCTGTCTGTTCTTTTGGATGTTCTTGCATATAATACACAATATAATGCATATTATTTAAATATGGTTGCCAATGAAATGTTTTTGGATACTGCATTGCAAAGAAGTTCTGTTGTATCTCAAGCCAAATTAATGAATTATGTACCAAAATCAGCATTGGCACCAACCGCAATAATTAATTTGACAATGAATGCAGTTTCGGATCCAACCTTGACCTTGCCAAAGTTTACACCTTTTATGTCAGAAGCAATTGATGGTGTCAACTATACCTTTGTGACAACCGATTCTTATACAAGTACCGTAAACTTAATTACAAATCAAGCTGAATTTCCTAATGTTATATTAAAACAAGGTATTCCAGCATCTCTATCATTTTCAGTAAATTCAACTAACAATCCAAAATATGTATTTTTTCTATCAGCGGAAAACATCGATACTACAACAATACAAGTATTGGTGCAAAAATCATCATCAAATACATCTATTGAAATTTATAACAAATCCGAAACATACTTAACTTTAGATTCATCATCTTTGGTATATTTTTTACAAGAAAATATTTCTGGTGGATATGATATTTCTTTTGGTGATGGAATTTTAGGTAAAAAACTTACTGATGGAAATATTGTTTTAATTTCATATCTTACTACATCAGGATCAGATTCTTATGGTGCAAACAATTTTGCATTAATGTCTTCATTTGGTGGTTATTCAAATGCAACAATATATCCTGTAACACCAACAACAAAAGGTTCATTACGTGAATCTATTGATTCTATTAAATATCAAGCACCAAAATCATATTCTTCACAAAAACGTGCTGTTACCAAAGAAGATTATATTACAGTTATACAACAAAACAACTTAGGATATAGTTTTGATGCCGTAAATGTTTGGGGTGGACAAGAAAATGATCCACCCGTTTACGGCCAAGTATTTATTACTGTTAAACCTTCTGGTGCATATGTTCTTTCTGCTACACAAAAGGAAAGATTGATTGCTGACGTTATTAGACCGATTTCTATAATGACTGTGGAACCAACAATAGTTGATCCAGATTACACATATATTCAATTGACGGCAAATGTGTATTATGATCCTAGAAAAACAAATTTAACCGCATCACAAATCAAAGATGCAGTTAAAACAACAATTAGTAATTTAGCTGCAACCAATTTAAACACATTCAATTCAACTTTTTCTGCCACGGATTTTAGTAAAGCAATTGCTAGTGTAAGTACGTCAATAATCACAAATGAAATTTCATTACAGTTACAGAAAAAGTTTACACCAAATTTAACAACTCCATCAACATATAACTTATATTACGGTTCATCATTAAAACGTGGTATGTTCCAAAGTGGAGTAAACACAACACCCTCTATAACATATAGAAATCCTTTGAATTTTGCTCAATCAATTGCAAATGTTTATGTTGAAGAAGTTCCGTCATCAACTGGTGGTGTTGAAACAATCTCCGTTTTGAATCCGGGTTTTGGTTACCAAAGCGCACCAACTGTTACTATTTCTGGTGATGGTACTGGAGCAATCGCTCAAGCAATTATAACCGGCGATGGTTCAATCCAAAAAATTAATGTATTAACTAAAGGTATCGGATATACAAGTGCTATTATTACTATAACACCAGCAGAAGGAACAACAACTGGATCACTAGGTGCAGCCACAGTAAGTTTAGAAGGTCGTTACGGTACACTCAGAACATATTATTATGATTCACAAAATGCAAAAACAGTTTTTGAAGCAAATGTTGGCACAATCGATTACACTTTAGGTATTGTAACATTAAATTCTTTTAATCCAATTGATATTGATAATCCACTAGGACAATTAACAATATCATCTGTTCCAACCACAACAATCATTTCATCAACATATAATAGAATTATTACAATCGATCCATTTGATTCAAATGCAATTGTGGTTAACGTTACAGCCAAATCATCATGATATTAGACGGTCATAACACCTCCTTATTAGTATCATCTCAACTACCTGAATTTGTCAGGGATAATCCTGACTATGCCAATTTTAAATTGTTTTTAGAAGCATACTATGAGTGGTTGGAACAAGAGGGTGAGGTAACAGATAGAACAAAAAATCTTTTAAATTATAAAGATATTGATACAACAACTGAAGAATTTATAGATTATTTTACAAATGATTTTTTACCATTTTTTCCACAAGAAATTCTAGTTGATAGAAACAAAGCAGTAAAGATTGCCAAAGAATTATATCAAACCAAAGGTATACCGGCTTCTTATCAGTTTCTTTTTAGGTTATTATATAATGCTGATATTGAAATATTTTACACTAAAGATGCTGTATTAAAAGCTTCTGCTGGTTCATGGTATGTTGCAAAAAGTTTAAAATTAAATTCATTAGATCCGAATCTATTGAACATCAACAATCTAAGATTGTTTGGTGAAACAACAAAATCTATAGCAACAGTAGAAAATTCTTTAGTTGCTGGAACAAAAACAGAAGTTTTTATATCAAATATTGAAAGACTTTTTCAATCTGGAGAATTTGTACGAGTTGTTGATAATTATAATCAAGATGTTTTATTTGGTGGTCAACCACTAAGATCAAAAATTGTAGGTCAAATTAGTCAAGTTAAGATTGATCCTAATAATAGAGGTTTACTATATCAAGTTGGTGATCCTGTTGTTGTTTATAATGGATTAACATCAAATACGGATGTGGTTGGTGCAATCGCTGAAATATCAGAAATAACAACGGGTTCTATCAAAAGTATTAACGTAATCGATGGTGGTTATGGATACCGATATACACCAAACACAACTATTACTATATCAAATGCTCCAGGTGCAGCTGCGCAGGTAGCCACAGTAGATCCAGATTCACGTAAGATTGCTAACGTTGCTTATATACCTACGGATACAATAGGTTTAAAGAAAAATATAACAATTGATAATATCAATTACAATTTTTCTAATATTGCAACATCAAATGCTAATACAACACTAGCAAATGCATTTACATTTAGTGCTTTTACAACATTTCCAGTTTCATCTATTTCTGTCACTAATGGTGGCGGAGGTATTCGTGAAATACCAGGTATTACTTTAGAATCAAGATATTTAACAGATATTTTAACATATGAAAGTTTAGATTCTTTAGGAATTCTGGCACCTATACAAATATTAAATGGTGGTAGTGGATATGTAGCAAACGATAAGATTGTTTTTTCCGGTGGACCTGGAGTTGGCGCAAGAGCAAATGTCATTACAGTTGCAGCTAATGGTGCTATCACATTAGTTCGTTATGTTTCTGGTCCAACTGTAGATTATCCTTTGGGTGGTATGGGTTATAACATTAATAATTTACCAACATTAACAGTTAATTCAGCCAACAATCAAGCGAATGGTGCAAGTCTTTATATTCCTAGTATTTTGGGTTTAGGCGCAGAAGTTGGTGTCGTGGTTGACAGAGCGGGTTCGGTTACAACAATCAACTTGACAAATCCAGGTGAAGATTATATTTCTACACCAAATGTATCTTTGAAGGTACAAGACATTGTTGTTTCAAATGTATCAATCAGTAATTTCCCATTATCTGGTGATTTAATATATCAAGGCAACAACATAAATACAGCGACATACATTGCATTTGTTGATTCTATAACAAATATTTCAGTTGGTGTTACACCAGATTTATCAACATTTAATTTAAGAGTATTCAATTACAATTCTAATCCTGACTCAACAAAAGTATTAAAGATTGATAACAAAGGTATCAATTACAATACACTAAGTTATAAAAATTATGGTGACGGTAATGCAAAAGGTACTGCGTCATTTTTAAATGGATTGGTTGTAAGTCAAGGTCAATATCTAACATCACAGGGACAACCAAGTTCATTTGATGTATTACAAAGTTTAATTTATAACAACTTTACATATCAAATTACAGTTGAAAAAGAAATTTCAAAATATAAAGATGTATTATTGAAATTGTTGCATCCATCAGGAACAAATCTTATTGGTCGTAATGTAATGAAATCCAATAATAGTATTAATTATCGTGGACTGGAAGCTCTATTTCAAGGAAAAACATTAGAGTATTATACAGGTTATACAGCATCTGGTCTCGAAATACTATCGGATTTTAACAATCCAAGTAATAATGTTATACATTTCACCAACCTACTTGGTGCTAAATTGTCTGATTTCATATACGGTTATGTGCCAGGAATACCATCATCTGAAATAGTAATTGTTCCACAACATGGACCGACAATACGTTCGGAAGTATTATCAGTTAACACAAATGCAAACACAATTACACTTGCAAGTAATGTTTGGTTGACATTTGCAAATGTGGCAACAGTAACAGGTAACTCTGGTTCCAACGTCATAAATATTACTACTATAACAAATTCATATAATATTGTTAATAATGGTGTGTATAGTAATACTGCATATCCATTAAAAGATATTGTATATGCTGGTGATAAGGTTCTTGTTGGGAATAATACAAGTAAGACAGTTAATTATGTAGACTATACTGGTGGTAAGATTTACTTGACAGGTAATTTGAGTGCAACTGCAAACTCTTATTTGTCCGTCAACAGAACATTTACAGCAAACGGTGCAGATATAATAATTTACGGACCAGTTGGTTTACAATATGTTCCAGAAATGGTAACAGAAGATGGTAGATTAATAACAACAGAAGATGAAAGAGTTCTAATAATAGGATAAACAATGTCAACAGTAAAAATTTCAGACTTAGCTGCGCTAACAACAATTAATTCCAACACAGCCAATACACTATTGGTTGGTGTGGATATTCCAACTGGTGTGACAGGTAAATTCACAGCACATACTTTAGCACAAGGTTTGTATTCCAATGAAGTATTGAATGTTGGTGCAAGAATAGTTGATTTACCAGACACAATTGCTCAATTCTCTTTGAATTCTGCTTCTTACATTCAGACTAATTTGGTTAATACAGATGATGGTGGTTCTGCTGATTTTGTTGTTACTGCAAATTCAGGTACCGACACAACATATTTCATTGATATGGGATATGCAAACAAAGATTTTAATCCTGGTTCAGAAACCAATAGCTTAGACACTTCGATTAATCGTTTAGATGGTTATATCTATACACAAGGTAGTACAAGTAATACATGGGGTGGAAACTTGGTTGTTGGTGCTGTAACAACAGGTAAAGAAATTCGATTCATTGCAGGTGGCGGTGCAGCCAACGCTGTAGTTGCAAAAATGAGTTCAAGTGCTTTGACATTTAACCGCAACGTAGTTTTTGCAGATGGTACTTCACAAAATACATCGAGTGGTTCTGCCGGTACTGCGGCCAATTCATCCTTTGGAAAAGCAAATTCTGCTGGTCAATATGCGAATGCGGCCTTCGGTGCAGCCAACTCAGCAGGTGCATTTGCCAACACAGCAGCTGATTCTGCTGCAACAGGAATAATTAACGCTGGTATCGCAGATACTAAAGCAGTTGTTTCTGGTAGATATGCTAATGGTGCGTTCATACAAGCTAATGCTGCATTCATAGTGGCAAATACACCAACTCATGTAGCCAACTCAGCGGCAATCTATGCTAATGGTGCGTTCATACAAGCTAATGCTGCATTCCTAGTGGCAAATACACCAAGTTATGTGGCAAACTCAGCTGCAATATATGCTAACGGTGCATTTACGACAGCTAATAATGCACTTCTTCAAATATATCCAACAGTAAGAATACCGGTTGGCAATCAAACCACACTAGCAATTGATTATTCAACAGACACCGTGATTAAAGCAAACTTAGTCGCTGACTTAACAATAACACATTCCAATTTTACTACAGGTAAAGCTGTTGAAGTTTGGTTAATAAATGATGATAATAATAACCGTACAATAACACACGGTGTATCATCTTTGAATTCAACAGTTAATTCCCTCACATTTACCATTGCAGCAGCAAGTTCTGCTCATTTGAGGTTCTTTAATATTAATTCGGATCTTGCAAATACATTTGTAAAAGTGTCTAAATCATAATAAATAAATCATGGCAAATAAAAATATCATACCACCATCAGCTAAAGTTGCTATTATCGAGCAACAGTACCTTTCACCGGTACTTGTTATTCAGGGATATAACATACCAATTGGCACAACTTATTGTTTCTTAGCTAAAGCTGATCCTTGGACGGACGAAGCCAATCCTCCTGTTCCAACTTCCGACCAGAAGTATATGAAACAAGTGATGAAGAATATGTTTGTGACAAAATTACTTACCACAAGTGAAATATCACCAGTAATTCAGAGAATAGATTGGGAATCTGGTGTGGTATATGATTATTATAAAGATGATGTTAATATGGTGGAATTAGATAGCAATGGTTATCTAATTCGAAACTTTTATGTCAAAAACAAATACGACCAAGTTTTCAAATGTTTGTGGAATAACACAACTTTAGATGAATATGATAATACTGTTCTGAATGCATCCACAGTAGAACCATATTTTCAACCTGGAACTTATAACACAAATAACATATTTCAAGGTGCTGACAAGTACAAATGGAAATATATCTATACGATAGATACTGGTTTAAAAGTTAAATTTATGGATAAGGCATGGATGCCTGTTGGTATCGGAACCAATACACCAAACACATTTGATAATACTGCTGGTCGTGGAAGTATTGATGTTATTAATATAACAAGTGTTGGTTCAGGATATGATCCAGCCAACGCAATTATTTCTATCACAATAACTGGTGATGGAACGGGTGCAGCTGCTGTAGCAAATGTAAGTCTTGGTTCTGTAGCTGATGTTATAGTTACAAATCCGGGAACAAATTACACTTATGCTAATGTTGCAATCGTATCTTCTATAGGTTCCGGTGCAATGGCATTTTCACCAACATCACCAATCGGTGGTCATGGATTTGATCCTGTTTCTGACTTGGGTTGTTCTCATGTAATGTTTACGACAGAATTTAATGGTTCTGAAGGTGGTGTAATACCTACTGACATTGATTATCACCAGATAGGTTTAATTGTTAATCCAACTTCAGCAAAAAGATGGTTACAGGCACAAAATGATGGAGCTGCTGGTCCTTATCCAGCAAACAGTTCAATATATAAAACAAGCACAGATTTGACAGTTGCACCTGGATTTGGTGTATATACACCAGATGAAATCATTTATCAAGGATCAACAGATTCAATTGATAATGCAACTTTTATTGCAAGAGTTTTATCTTTTGATCCAGCAACCAATGTTTTAAGACTGATAAATACAACAGGAACGCCAACGAACAATAGTCCTGTTAGAAATGATTCAAGAACTAACAGAACTTTATTGTCTTATACTACTCCAGACTTTTCTCCATTTTCAGGTTATATTTCTTTCTTAGAAAATAGAACTGGTGTACAAAGAAGTTCTGATGGTATAGAACAAATAAGAATAGTACTAGGTTACTAAAAGGAAAAAAATGTCTCTGAATTTTAACGTTGATCCATATTACGATGATTTTGACCAAACAAAAAACTTTCATCGTATTTTATTTAAACCGGGTCGTGCGGTTCAAGCCAGAGAATTAACTCAGGCTCAAACCATCCTGCAGGATCAAGTTACAAAGTTTGCTGATAATATCTTCAAACAAAATTCACCAGTCACTGGTGGACAAGTAACAACAAACTTAAATGTATATTATGTAAAAATACAAACAACATACAATAGTGCTGCTGTTGATATAACAGATTTTGATGGTTTGTTAGTTTCAGATGCTACAGGAACAATTATCGCTCAGGTGGTTGCCGTAGCAACTTCAACTGGTGGTGATCCACCAACATTGATTTTATCTTATAAATCAGGAAATCATTTTCAAAACGGTGATGTAATATATGATACTGTATCTAATTTAGCAGCAACAGCACTTGTTGCGGATGCAACTGGTTACGCATCTGTTGCTTCTATTGCACAAGGTGTGTTTTACATTTTGGGTAATTTTGTACAAATTTCTCCATCCACCACAATATTAGACAAATATAGTAATACGCCAACAAAACGTGTTGGTCTTACAATCACAGAAACAATTTACGATTACATCAATGACGCATCTTTATTGGATCCAGCAATTGGTGCATCAAACTATCAAGCACCAGGAGCTGACCGTTATGTTATATCATTAGAATTAGATACACGTCCAATTTCATTAGGTGATGATGATAAATTTGTGGAATTAGTTCGTGTTGAATCTGGTGTAGTTTCAAATTTAGTTGAAAGTTCTGTATATAATGTTATCGATGATTATTTTGCGAAACGTGATTATGAAACAAATGGTGATTATGTTGTTGAAGATTACAAATTAACACCAAGAGCAAATGCCAATACAGAAATATACACATTATCGGTTGGTAAAGGTTTGGCATATGTTCATGGTTACCGAATTCAAAATTCTAAAAATGTGGATTTGGTATCTAATCGTGCCAGGACCACAGGTTCACAGGATAACACACCTGCGTTCATTGACTACGGTTCATATTTCTATGTTGACACCGTGCGTGGTGGCGCAACTGGATCATTTTTTGGTGTAACTACAGGTCAAACAATTGACCTACATTGTGTCACAACAGCAAACATCAATAGTACCAATACCGCAACATATAATTCTACCGTTGTTGGTAGTGGTTATATTCGAAATTTCATTTATGATTATAATACAACTAGTAATAATGCAAACACATATGTGTATAAAGCATATGTACATGATATTCAAAATGCTGTATTGACAGCCAATGCGATTGCTGCTACGGCAAGTACAATTACTTTACCTGGTACATATTCACAATCTAACACTTCATATGTTGGTGTAAATATTTCTATCAAAAAAGGTACAAGTGCTGGTGATTTCCGTACAATCACTTCATATAATGGTGTAACTAGAGTTGCGACCGTTAATCAAAACTGGACAGTCATACCAGATGCAACATCTGTATTTGAATTGAACTTTGATATCAAAGATATTGATACTATTGTATCAGCAAACGCAACTTTTGGAATCACTGCTTATGCAAGTATTAATAATGCATCAGGTCGTGTTGGTGGTGTTTCTACTGGTGACACTATTTTACAAAATCCAGGTGCACCAGAATTATTATATACTATAGGTTCACCTTATGTTGCATCATTGTCAAGTGCATCTTACACCACACAACAATTAACTACAGGTGTCAACTTCAACGTTACCGGAAGTTCTGCGGTACAAACTATTGTATATTCAAGTAATGACTATGCCGGTGTTGTTTCACATTTAGGTAATGGAAACTTAAGTTCTGATGCTATTACACAAAATTGGTTATTTGTTGTCACTAGTGCTGGTACCTCAAACCTGGCCATTGGTCAAACTATACCTTGGTCATACTTAGGTGGAACAGTAAACATTGCTGGAGCAACAGCTACATTAAGTATTCCAGTAGCAAGCATTTCTGGTGACTTTACAGCAACTGTATTAGAAAAAGTATATGCCACAAATGCTGATAACTCAAGTCATTTCTTAAAATTCAAAAATTTAATTACTGCTAATACAACAACAATTAAAACAAACGGTACTACTGTTGCAACATATACTTTTGTTGATGATGTATCACTAACTTCAACTGGCCACATATACATTCAACAAGCCGGATTGGTTACACCTAGAAGTAAACAATCCTTATATTTGTCTGATGTTCAATCAATCGTTAAAATTATTGATACAAAAGCTGTTGGTACTACACCAACATTGGCTATGTTGACAAATTCTTCTTATGATGTTACAAATCGTTATTCTTTTGATAATGGGCAAAGAGACGGTTACTATGACCACGCATCAATTACTTTAATTCCTGGTGCAGCTCAACCACAAGGTAACATTCTTGTGTTAGTCAACTATTATCAACATACTGGTGGTGATGGTTATT